TGTCATCACAATAACGAAAATAATATTTAATTCCTAATTTTTCTTTGACATAGTGGTCTAAACACGATAAATATAAATTTCCTGCCCATTGCGACCATAATGAGCCGATAGGTTGTCCCTTATCGCTCCCCACACTAAAAATAATATTTTTTATCAGTTCTAAAAGTCTAGTATCTTTTATTTTAGTTTTTACTATCTCAAATAAAATTCTATTATCTATGCTTGGATAGTATTTTTTCATATCAATTTTTAAACAATACTTTGTACCCTCTGGGTCTTTTAACATTGCTTTTTTTACTCTTTTAGCCCCCATATGCAACCCTCTATTTTCTATGCTTGCATAGGTATCGTAAATCATATTTTTTAAAAATCTATCCTCTATTTGTAACATTATCGCCCATTGGACTATCCTATGTGGGTAATACGAAAGTTTTAAGATTTCTCTTTCTTTTCCTTTGTCGTTGATAATTTCCCTTTTATAATCACTCGAATTTATAAAGTATAAATCATTAGCAAGTAAAAATCTTAAATTAGCGATATATCTTTCTGTATTGCTATTTACTTCTTTTACTTCCGTGTAATGTGATTTTCCTTTCCTAGCTCTCAAGTGAGCATTTAATAGATTTTCATAAGATATTATTTTATCGAATACGTTTCCAATTCTTTTCAACTTTTTTCTCCTAACATTTTTGTCTTATAAAATTTAACGAGTTTTCGCAAGTTACTACTAACACGTTTGTCATCATTTTTTATGTTTTGCCAAGAGGCAGGGTTTTTGATGTTCAATCGAATAAATATTTTATTTACAATAATAAGACTAAGTGAGTGCCGATATTCGAATTCACATTCGACGTGACATTATTGCAATTCAAGTACGTGACCCCAGCATTCGAGGCATTACTCCAATTCGTACCCGACAGTACGTATGTTTTTATACCAGCTATCAAAAACCCATTTTTTAAATTTTACGCTCCGCTAGCGCTGTGCGCTATTGTTGCGCATAAGACAAGCGAGCGCCGACAGTCGAATACACAAGCGACGCGACATGATGGCAACACAAGCACGCGACCCCAGCATCCGAGGCATGACTCCAACGCGAACCCGACAGCACGATATTTTCTTCGCCCGGGTCGTGCGACCAATAGTAATCGCAATAGTATGTGCTAGAGCCTCCACCTGTCGCTTTAGGCATAAAAGTCCACTCTAACCCGACCGGGTATTCCATATCGGTAATATATCCGTTAGTTACTTTTTGTGTCATATCTTTAGAATATAGAGCCATACTGCTTGCCACGTCCATTTTAGAGTGGTCGTTTGTATATCTCCAACCTGTATCAGTTAATAAGACACCGCTTATAAACTCCCATACATTCCCCCAAAGGTCTTCAATTCCTCTGTATCTCATTGAACATTTACCATTCCCATTGCCGTTATCAAGGTATCCACTCCTATCTCCTAGCGCATTTGACTGCCCGGTTAATCTTAACTCCGTATTATTTGTCAAACCGTCTTCCCAAGTCATATCGACTATTCCACGACCGCAAGCCTCTTGGCTGTCTAGTGTTCCAAACTCTGTATAAAACAAAAGTTGTATAGCCCACTTTTCATATATTGATGATATACCATAATTGATGTTACGCCCTTGACGGCTAGCATCTTGAAACGATGCTTTTGTTTTGTTTACAGTAGGCAATACTCCCGCAACACTTCTTAATTGTGTCCCTTGTACATACCCTTTATACGCTCCCCATAAAAAGTATGGTCTTATCTGTCCATTAGGCTTTTTAAATGCCGGGTGTACCATAAACCCGGGTTTACCATTTGAGCCGTATAAATCCGGTATCGTGTCATCAATCTCGAATTTAGGCTTTCCGTTCGACTGTCTTGTCACTTTTATGAAAAAAGCTGGTATTTTTACCATAACGTCCCCGTCTGTTCCTGTCAAATTCGATGGTGTTCCGTCGGCTTTTCTGCTCCAATCCATTTTATCTAATTTATATTTTAATGCTCCCGTCGTTGTGTCTACTACCCAACCGCCTATATTGCTAAAAATAGGGTGACTGTCAAATACTGATGAGTAACTTTGTGATTTATGCGGTAAATTTGCTTTTGTATTTTGTCTGTAATCTGCCATTTTTTTATCTCCTTTTAATAATGTATTTTTCTTAATGTTGCATCTCTTTTTACGTCGTGAGAGTGTAGAGGGTTGTCTATTTGTGTTTTTGCAAGCGCTGGCGATGATACGTCTTGTGATGCCGTCATCACTTTTGTAAGTGCCGGATTTTCAGCCGTTTGTATTGTAAAGCTTACCGTATAATTTTTAACCGGCATTTCAAACACGGTTGTTGAATTAGTACGTATTACCCTCGCGCTATCCTCAATAGCAAAACCGCAAATTTTATGGTCGCTATTATTTACTAAATCAAATAAACACTCCATATCTGCCACAAGTCTATAAAATTGTTTTAATTCGGTTTCGGCTTGTTCTTTGTTTAATTGTGGCGTTGCCATTTCCCCGTTATCTTGTGAAGACATCACTTTTGTAAGCGTCGGACTTGCAACTGTCTGTATTGTAAAACTTACTGTGTTTGTATTTTTATCAGGAATAGTCAAGCTTGTTACTATTGTATTTTCTTTGTAATAAATATCCCCGTTATAATATTCATTATTCGCATCATAGTACCCTTTGTAATTATTCCCTAATAAACTCTCCAAATCCTCGATAGTGAGTTTTTTTAATAGTTCCTCTATTTTAGTATCTATCTCGTTTTTACGGTAGTATAAAGGGTCGTGATTATGCTCGAAATTCTCTAGTTCTTCCACTTTGTGCGTATGTTTAGCAAGACTTATCCGTCCTTGCTCATCAACTTCTATACCTACCCCTATTAATACACGCCCTAGAGTTGTTTTTGATGCTTTTTTAGCAATTTCGTTTGCTAAATCTTGTGCGTTTCCTGTAAATTTTCCTTTTTCCAATTTTTCGTTGGTCAGTTTTTTTGCGTTAGCATCTAACAATAAAAAGTTAGTTATTAAATCATCTATATATACAACTCTATTTTCATCGGGTAAGATAAGGTTTAAAAACTCGCTCAATGAATAATTAAGTTCTTCTTCTCTAGTTTGCATTATACCCCCTCTTTTTCTCTCAACTCTTTCCAAGTGTAAGCACCTATTTGCCCCCAAGTACGTGGGGGCAACATTCCCCACGTTCTATACATAAAACTAAAATTAATTGGTAAATGAGCGGGTTTCGCCTCGTCTATCATAAACTTTAGAGTGTCTAAATCATCGGGTATTCCCACAAGAGAAACAAACTTTATTTCGATAGTTGCATCTACAAACAACACTTTTATTACTCCATTTCTCCAACTGTTAGCAATAGTTTGTAAAAGTTCAACATCGCATTTCCCGGACATTTTCCAACGCGCCTCTATTTCTGTTCTTTTTCCCTCTAAAGTCTTCGAGATAGTTTTATAAGCTAATTCTTTCTCTAATTCTTTTATGCGCTCATTTGACATTGTAGAAAAGAGATATTCTTGAGATAATAGTTTTAATTTATTTTCCAGCTCGTCAAGAGCGATGCCCCAACTTTCAAAAAGAGCTAAAATATACGGGTCTTTTCTAAATATTTTGTGAATAATATTTATTAATTTTTCATTATTTTTGTTCATATACATTTACCTCTTTTAAAACTGCAACCTCTTCAACTCCTATCGTTACATTAGTTGTTCCGTTGTTTAAGGTTAGTTCTGTCCATTCTGCAACGCCGGGGGTATCTAGCAAAGTGCTTGCAATTAATGAATAAGAAACGTAATCTTTTTTAAAAGCTATCTCTTGTAAAAATGCTGTTATATTTTTTTTAATCTCTTCTGTAACAGCCTCAATGTCTTCGCCTGTTTCCAACACTATTTTGGCATTTACCCTTATTTCTTTTTCTGTTGCTGTTTGCACTGTGCAATATGCACCAATTGGCGCCATTCCATAACCTGCCCCCCACTGTTCTTCATCTTCGCCTTTCGGGTCAATATAATCTTGTACTTTTTTTACTAAATCCTCGCTAGCGGGTTGCTTGTTGCTATCAATTATAACCACTTTTACTGTATTGTCGCCATTCCACAAAGGGAAAACCTTTGAATTTCCTACCCCTGTTATTTCTCTCGACCACTGCATATAATGATATTTATTGCCACTCGTGGCTGGTGTTCTAACTGCTATATAATAACGGTCTAACAACGAGGCGTCATCTTCCGCCTCAAACCCGTCATATGTAGCCTGCTCATTAATACAAGTTTTTATCCCTTGAATTGTCATAGGCATCAACACAATACTTTTAGCACCTACATTTCCTACAATTCCGGCTTGTACCGCTTGAATTTTTATTTTTCCTGTATCTGCTATTCTCTTGCTTTCTAAAGACATAAATTGTACTGCGTTTGGGGTTTCAAATAAATCTCCAACATTTACCGTGCCATTGCCTGTAAGCGTTAATTCGCCTATTGCGTAAGTGGACTGTTTTCTCGTTATCCCTTTGAGTTGATACACTCTTTTCTCTAACTCTTCGCCGGTCAAAAAACTTATGTCAAAATATTTCCACGCCTTTTCGATTTCGTTTTCATAAGGTTGCATCACTATTGCAAGAGCATTTGACAAATCGTGTGTGAATGTTCCGGGCGTTTTTAAATATTCGGCTGGCATTTCGTTTAATATCTTTTCCAACAGTTCATCTTTTGTTTTTGCCTCGTAATTATTAGACAATATATTGCACCTCACTTTCGATAATATCTCCGTCTATATTAAGGGTTATTGTTATTGTTAGTCCTGCAAAGCCTTTATCTATTTTAATACTTTCTACATCGGTAACCCATTTATGAATTTTTATTTTTTCCGTTAATTCATCTTGGATTTGTGCAACAGTAAAGCCCGAACTATAATATTCGTGTCCTTTCATTTCATATAAAAAACTTATACCAAAGTTCGTATTTTCATATACTTTATACTTTCCAAGTTCCGTGTGTATAAGCAAATATAACCATTGTTGTATCTGCTGTTTTTTACTCGCTATTTGCACTTTCCCATCTGCTACTACAATTTTTTTCGTTTTTATATCGAAATAAATGTCTTTATACCCATTTTTTGTATCGTCTACTGCGTTTTTTGGCGTTTCTTCTGTCATTCTTGCCGGAAAGATGCTCATATTTCCCCCTTGTTTATTCTTTTAAAAAGTCGTTAACTTCTTTTAAGTTTCTCTCTAATATTTCAATAAGTTTTTGCACAAATTCCGGTGTAAAATTTTCATCAAATTTTTTACAATTCTTATACCCCTCTAGCCCTTGCTCCCAAAGTTGTTTTAATAAACCAGCATACATACTCCCAATTTGCTTTTTTGTTTCTGGGTCTATATCTGTTCTTTCTTTCGTTTGTCTAAACTGCGATAACCACTCCGTTTCAAAATAACTCTCTTCAAATCCGCCCAAAGTAATTACTTTTTTCATTCTCTCAACTCCTTTTTACTCTTTTATTTTCCGTACTTTATAATCAACTATCCACATTTGACCGTCTTCTGTCGGCGTGACTTTTACCAAATCCCCTTTTACAAGGGTGTCGGTATTAATAAAAGTTCCCGTTGCTTGATAACTCCCCTTACCTGCTAATTTTTTGATTGGGTGTGCTGGGTGGTCGCTTACCGGCTCCGATGATGTTGTG